ATGCTGGAACAGGGACATAAAGAACGTAGAATATGGCAAGCATTAAAGATTCACCCGAGATTGAGATCCTGCACAACGAATGGTGCAGAGCGAATGGGTACCCGGTTAGATGGGTCAAGCGACAAGCTGGAAGGCCCAAGCTACAAGCTGCAAGCGACATGCTAAACTCGGTCAACTCAGAACGGTTCGTGAAGAGCGCCAAGCCACAAGCTACAAGCGACAAGCTTCAAGCGTCAAGCGGTACGTCAAGCAACAAGCGTTGAACGTGTTCCCAATTATTGTTTGAGAGGGAAGGTGTTTCCCTATGATCTATCAACAGACCGTGGATAGATTTACTCTCATAAAGTTTTATGACTCCAAGAGAGGTGTCTTGGAGCAGGATAAAATTACGCTTTGTTCTGGTCATGTGAAATAGTTTTTGATGTGGTGAAAATGATACTTTGTGAGACTTTGTAACTTTAAGCTCAACCATAAAAAATCCGCACATATCATGGTAACCAAGCAAATCTGGTACACCAAAAGAGGCCCAAGATTCGAGTCTAGTCCAACTTATTTTCGGGGTATTTTTGGACAAAAGTTTCCATAGTTTTGTCTCTGCTTTCATCGTACACACCTTTGATTGCTTTGTTCACAATCATGCTAGTTGCATCAATATTTTTATCTGCTGATGCACCAAATAAAGTTAATATAAATATAATAGTCTTCATAAATTGACTTGTACGCTAGAGTACGATATATGTCAATAATGGGTTTACCTAGACAATTAACAGAAAAACAAATGAAATTTGCAGAGCTTTTAGTCTACAATGAAGGCAGAAAGAGTGCATCTGAGTGTGCATATGAAGCTGGCTATAAGACAAGGCCTAGACAAGCTGCATCTGAATTACGTAATCCAAGAATATCTCCTTTGGTTGTGCAATATATTGGTGAACTTAGACGTGAGATACAAGAGAAGTATCAAGTTGATTTAGGCAGACACCTAGGTGAGCTTGCTAAACTTAGAGATGATGCAATGAAGAAAGGTGCATGGTCTGCAGCGATAAACGCAGAGGTAGCACGTGGTAAAGCTGGAGGGCTTTACGTAGATCAAAAACTTATATTGTCTGGCAATCTAGATAATATGTCAGAGAAAGAACTTGAAGCCAGAATGGCTAAGATTCTTGATGATCATAAAAATTTAATTGATGTTAGTCCAGAAGAGTCACAATCAAAATCAGAAATAGAACAGCACCCTGTATCCGATTAAAGAACTCATTTACTTTTACCCAAAGGCTTTTTATTAAAGCTAGGGTTTTTCTTATTATTTCCATATTTTACTCCTTGTGAGTCAGGCCCTTTTACAGGCGGTATAGCATGCCATTTTACGTTTGGCATGTTCTTAGTCAAGGTTTTATTTTTCATATAATTATTACACCAAGTAGGAATCCACACACAAAACAAACTATTTCTGTTCTGTATAATAGGTGCCATTGGTGAAATTTATCTACATATTTCTTATAATCAAAAGTCATAATATTTATCTCCTGTTATTACGATACCATATTTGTATGCCAGTCTTGATAGTAAGTCCCATTTACCTTCTTCTCTACACCTTTTTATTATGCTGTTGAGTCTAAGGGTAAACTTTGTTTTTCTTTTCATATCCTTATCTTCTCCATCTTAGATATTATACTACGAGGAAAGCAATTCCTATCTGAAAATACTGCAGACTCAGTATCATACGAAGCAAAAGTCCAAACATATTTCTTATTCTTATCAAAGATATATGCTTGTGATACCATTGTAGCTGGTAATAACTTCTTCATTTCATCCACATCTGCATGGCCTGCATCGCCGCAAGGATCGACCCATACTATTTTGTAGAAGTAATACTTCTTCTTACCTATGACTGCATATTTATATTTAGATTTCTTCCTACGTTTCATACCTTGTTTTAACATATAAGAGATATTTTGGGGCATATTTGTTTTTACAAAAACCAAAAAAGTCTCGCGCGCGGGATACCAACTTTGTATACTGTGCCACCTGTGCCACCGTAAAAATCTGCCTTGGCACAGCTATTATTCGCTTATACCAACGCTTATAGTCCAAAAATACCCCTTGTGCCACTGTGCCACCGAAAACTTTTGCTATCACCAAAAAAAATAAATGCTCAGAAATATCTCTTATGTTGGCACAGAACTTGCCACATTTATGCCACATTCTATGTCTGTTTATAGGTTGTTGACTGTAAATATGTCCTTTTTCTGTCTTGTTTAAGGACCACACGCCAGGCTGCTGAACTATTCATCTTACCTATTAACCTGCTCTCTTGTAGCTCTATCTTACCAATCTCACTCAATCCACCCTGATCATTTTCCATATAAATAAAACAATCAGATATAGCAGTGCCTTTATTACCATCAGTAAATTTACCTAAAATTTGTTGCAAGTCTCTTAATCTTAAACTCATTTATAACTCTCCTTTCCTCTGCATATTCTTTTGTTAATTTATACCAAAGATCTTTATATTTTTGATCTCTAGTTATATTCCACTTATTTGCTACTTCATCTAAATCTTCAATCTTTACTCTCGTAATACTCATCTACCCTCCTTAACCATTGATGCATATATTTTTTCATCTCAAGTCCGGCTATGATAAACTCTTGATAAAAGTTGTCTTTACTGCACATCATGATTACACCTTTTGATATGTTAGTCTTATGTACAAAATTATGTGCCATTGTATAGGCTGCTAATTGTATACAATAATCTTCAATCCACTCACGTCTTTTTGGTTTGTTAGTCTGTTTGAAGTCTATTACGGCTAGATCACCTTTATGTAAACCAACCAAATCTGTTTGTCCTGCATACAATCCAGGATAATATAATGTTACTTCTGATCCATAGTATTCTGATACATTACAAAGACCTTGTTCGATAACTTGTTTAGCCATGTTGTGTGCCTCTTGACCTACAGTTGTCATGTCCATGTAACCTTCACCCAATACCCATTTCTCTAAAATTTTGTGCATCGCTGTCCCTCTTGCACCTGATTGCTCCACGATCCGCGCTGCATTTTCAGCTCCCTCTCGTTCACGCCACCTTTGTAACGATTCGCGCTTCTCTGCTGTCTGTGTGGCACTCAATATCGTCGTAACGCTAGGCAGTTTATATTTACCACCATCAATATCATAGTGTCGTTTACCATCGATCGTTGTTCTAACTGTTTTAGGATAGATATAAGAATTATTATGTTTCATTATGTTGTCTCCTTAGTTTAGCCATGAACTGTAAATCTTCTAATTTATGTAATTCTTTTATTTCTTTTTCTCGAGTTTCTTTACTTTCTAATAACATGTCCCAAGTTTTAGTTGTACCAAAAAATTTTTTGAAGCGCTCCATCCTCTCTTCTCTCCCACAAGCAGCTCTTTTTAAATCAGATACAACCATAGTTTTATAAGCACGATACTTAGAACCCATGATGTTATTTAAATAAAAATCTAAAGCAGCTATACTATAAAGTGTTGTACCGCTTTTATTAAGATTAGCTTTCTGTGATATAAACATAATATTTTCTTTAGTATACATAACGTCGTTATCAATACGATCCACGGTCATCGATTGCATATTAAATCCTTTACCTTGTTCCGTTGTCATTTGTATGTTGGTCAAAGGACATCTGAGTCCCATAACTGCGTATTGATCCATGAATCTATCTAAAAAATCTTCCCATGATACTCTACACTCTTTAGCGCTTCTATTACCATCTTTCCAACTTCTACTTTCAGATTTAGCAAATCTATCTCTTACTCCTCGATATAAACCCTTTAAATAAGTATGAGGCTGACCTACTCGAGCAGCGTCTCTTACTTTTCTACAAGGTTTACAAGTTGGATAAAGTTGACGGTTATTATTTCTAATTCTACGATGAAACATATCATTCGGTAGATTCTCTTTACACTTGTTACAAACTTTCATTATCCTTTAAAAAATTTTTTTAGGTGATCAAGAAACTTCATATCGTCCGGGTGGACTCCGTCTAGCTCGGTACTCTCCACCTCTGAACGCCGAGCTTCGTCGCTACCCTTATCAGGTCTTTGCTTAGGTCCAGAGGAACGCAATTCTGCAGGACTTGTACCCCTATCTCGGTAAGTTTTGAATTTTATTTTTTGTTTTATTGACATTATTTAGGTGCTCCTGATTCAGTGGTTTCTGGATCCATAGGTCCAGACTTAGTCACAGTAATAACGCCACGTCTAGTAGTAGCGGATTTGTTTTCTCTAAATAGTTTTAACATTGCACCATACGCGTGCACTGCATTGTATTTCTTTTTTACTTTTTTATCCTTCTTCATATTACACCTTTGTCTCTGAGTTCTGTGGGTTCAAGTTTATCCTCAACCCACAACTCCCCAGTTCTTTCACAATCATCACATTGTACGTGTACCTCTTCTTTAGCTAAATGATAAGGCACACGGTAAAAACCATTACCTTTACACTTTGGACAAAATATCTTAGTCCGCTTTTCCGTTTTTGTATCCATGTTTCTTTGCCTTTTCATTTATTGTGCTTTCTATTACTTTACTTATACTTAACTCTGTACCATCAATCAGTTTATCTTTCAGATAATTTGCTTTTTTCCAAGCAGCGATTGGTACTGATACAGATTTATGTTTAGCTGGATCAGCCATTATTTTCTCTCCTTTCCTTTTAATGTTGTAGATATAAAATTATTATGTTTGTTTGTATATTCAACAGCATATTCTTTTTTATGATCTAGTTGTCCTATTAGTTTTTTAAGAGACATAGCATACATGTCTTTTATTTCTTCTTTGCCAAGCTCTCTTACTTTATATGTATAACGCATTATTTTCCTTTCTTATATTAGTTTTTGTTATCATTTATATGGGAAGATATATTATAATAACAAGTATTGCAAGAAAAAAAATTTTAGTGTAATCTGGTGATCTCTTCTCACACCTTTTGTTTGCCGTGAGCTTTCTTGCTCACGGCAACATTATATGTTCAAATTGGGTTTACATTTAAAACCAATTACAAGTCGATTAGTGTTGACATAATCTTGCCCTAAATCTGCCATCATTTCTTTTGCTAAATCATAACCGTAGGTTGCACACTCGTAGTGACTATTGAAAGGTATATCTTTGACTGCAGGGGGCATGCAGTTTCCGTAAACTTGTGAGCATATTGTAAGTATCAATGTAAATTTCATCTATCATCGTCCTTGGCCCCGGTAGAGCTTGAACGTCCTTCTTTTATTTTTGTTCATTTTTTGCAAACTAGGTCTACGTCCAATTGATGTCTTATGAAAGACAGGTTCGTGTGCTACTTTGTTTAAAAATCCTTTAATCTTGGCCATCGTTAAGCAGTGTCATCTTTGAGTTCTTATCAAGTCTCATATATTTAATCACACCGTTAACTTTTTGCTCTACATCAAAACCACAATTTGTGCATCTATAAAAAGATCTATGTAGACCAACCAATATAGTATACATCTCACACTCTGGACAATGTCCAGAAACTATTTCAGTCTCTAGGACTCTCTCTTTCCAGTTTTTTTCTGTCATATCTTTTCTTATTCTTAAACACCTTTGAAGTAAAGTGTTTTAATTGTCTTGCTATTGGATTTCTTTTTTTGTTAGGCTTCTTCATGACTGGCCCATAAGCCAGAGGATGAGGAAAATATAACAGATGGGTTCCATTATGGTAAGATCTTAACAATCTTTTTTCGATCCATGTATATCTCTGTTTGAGCTTTCACCTTTTTACAAGTAAATACAACTCTCTCCGGATTGACCTCGTTCTGCGCGATACGCTTTGATTTCAAACAATCGCTGAGGGTCGGTTTGTATACATGCTCTATCATATTTCCATTTAATGTGAGTATAAGTGCAAATACAGTTTCTATCATTAATGTTTACCACTCCCATTTCTGATTAGTTTTTCTACGTCTTCAGTTAACTTCTCTGTTCTTTTCTTTAAAAATTCTATATTAACAGCGTTGTTTCTCATACCCTTAATTTCTTCTTCAACATCTTCTAGTAAACCACTAACGTGT